GTTCTGGGACCCCGACCGTGGCCCGTGGGATGAGCGGTTGGGCGAGCGGCCTGGACAGCGCAAGCCGCTGGGCGACATCGGGTGTCAGACGCTCCGTGTGGAGCAGGTGCGCGTGTCGCCCAACGCGACGGCCACGCAAGCGCCGTACTGGGTCATCATTCGGGAAGTAATCTCGCGCTCGGAAGCCAGCTTCCGCTACGGGGTGACGGGCTTGGACGCATCGGACACGATGCAGTCCCCTGGCAACGCACCGACGTATTCGGGCGCGGAGGGTATCGGGTCGTGGGTGCTAACGCAAACGACCATAGGCGAAGGCCAGCGCCTACGCAACGAAGATGTGACCGAGCGCCTCACGGTGTACGTTGCACCCCATCCCGATGCCCTCCCCGAAGGCTTGCAGATGGTCGTGGTCGGCAACAACGTGGTCTTCGGGCCGTCCCCGTTGCTGTGGGGCGTGATCCCCGTCGTGGCGGTGCGTGACGGCTCCAGCGACCCGTCGTACTACCCGCGCCCGATCATGGAGCAGTGGCTCGACCACCAGATGCGCGTCAATGCGCTGCTGTCCAAGTGGGTCGAGAATATCCGCGTGAACGCCGGTGGCCGGTTCCTGACGCGCCCCAACGCGATCTCCACGGAGACGTTTATGGGCGGCGTCACGAGCATGATCGAAGTGCGTGGCGCAGGACCGATGAGCGATACCATCCAGCCGGTACAGGGCTTTAGCGTCGGCAACGATGTGAAGGAAGCCTTGGCGCTGGAAAAGACGGCGTTCGAGGATGCGTCGGGCTGGAACGCGGTCAGTCGTGGACAGGTCACGGGCGAGTCGGGCCGTGCCATTATCGCCAGCCGTGAGCAGTTGGAGCGCGTGTTCTCGCCGCCCATCACGGCGCTGTCGTATGCCTACACCGACTGGTGCAAGGTGACGATGGCGGCGATGGCATGGGGCTACTCCCTGCCGCGCTCGCTTGGCGCGATTGGCAAGAACCGCCCTGATCTGGCGCGAGCGGTCAGCGCGTCGGACTTCGATGGCGAGTCGGATGTGCGCGTGGAACCGGCGACCCTCATGCCGATGCCGATGGCGTTCCGCCTCTACCTGCTGGACAACTGGCTCCAGACGGGCGTGATCGACCTCAAGGAATACCGTCGTCGCCAGATGTTTGCGATGGCGAAGGACATCGGGACGCCAGACGAAGATCAGGAAGCGCGGGCCAAGCGCGTGGCCGACGCGATCCGGTCGGGCGAGCCGGTCCCCGATATGCGGTGGCAGGACAACGAAGCGATCCACCAAGACGTGCTGGAGCGCGAGATCCTGTTGCAAGATGACTTGTCGCCCGAGATCATCGCCGCTGGACAAGAGCGGTGGATGGCTCTGGCAAATCAAGCCACGCAGAAGCAGGGCGGGATGCCACCGCAGGGTGGCGCTCCAGCCCCAGCTCCTGCCGGTGTGGGGCCAGCCGCAAGTGTGCCCGCCATCTCTCCTGGACAGATGCCGCTGGCATCTGGGAACCCCCCAATCGGCGTCGTTGGGATGCTCCAACAGCAGTTGACGGGAACCCCAGAGGCAGAACAGGCCGCGCAAGCCGCCGATGCCCTGTCCGCCCAACCCTAAGAGGATCTTGTGGATATTTCCGAAGCGATTGCCAGTGCGGTGGACTCTGCGCTGCCCCCTCAGACTCCCGACGCCGACGAGACGGAGCAGTCCGTTGCGCCGGTCGCCGAAGCCGAGGCGGCACCAGACATCGACCCCACGCCAGACGCGGACGAGGCAGCAGACAGCGACGAGTCCCCCGTTGCTGAAACGGTAGAACTCCCCGAAGGCTATGTCGCGGTGCCCGTCGTCACGGACGGGTTGGCGACCGAGTTCACGCTCAAGGACGCCGAAGGGGAAGTCGAGATCCCCGACTTGGTGGTGGAGTACAAAGCGAACGGCAAGGTGCGCCAAGATCGCTTGGATCAGGTGGTTAAGCTCGCGCAGTGGGGCGTGTACAACGCCGAGCGTGAGCAGCAGATCAAGCAAGTCGAGCAGCAAGCGCAAGCTACACAGCAGGAGTTGCAGGAATACGTTGCCGTGCTCGAAGAACGCGAAAAGCAAATTGAGCGCCTTCTCACGGACGAAAACTTCCTGCATGCCGTACGCGAAGCGTACGAAGTAGAAAACTCGCCTGAGCGTCGAGCCGAGCGAGCGATGCAGGAAACAGAAAACTTGCGTATCCAATATCAAATGGCCGATATTGAGCGCAGTGGGAAGCAGTTCTACGAAAGCGAAGTGTCGCCAGCCATCGACATGATTGTCACTGCACTGCCGACGGTCTCTGCCGACGAACTGCTAGAACGGTTTACTTACGCGATGCAAGCGCACGTCGAGAAGGCACCCAACGGGCAAGCCTACATTCCGGCGTCACGTTACGATGCGGTGCGGAAGTACATCGTGGATGACTTGGCATCATGGGCGCAATTCCAGCATAGCCGTCGTGCCCAGCCCGTTGCTCCGTCGCCCGTACAAGCGTCGGCAAGCAAGGAACTGGAACGAGCGCGTGTGGACGCACAGAAGGCCAAGCGGGTGGTTGGTCAAGCCACCAAGCCTGTGGGACGTGCCGGTGGGACAAGCACGGAAAAGCCACGGGCGTCACGAATTGCTTCGGTAGATGATGCGGTGTCCAGTGCGCTGGACGAAGTGTTGTCTGCCATCCGGTAACTCACTCTCGTAACAAGGAAATATCGTCATGCCGAATCCTACGGTTATTTCGGATGCGGAACTGACTGGCCTACTGAAGAACGTCTACAGCCAGTTCCGTGAGAAGGTGCAGAACCTCGTGACCCCGCTGCTCGCGCAGCTTGAGAAGGGTCGTGCGGGTGGCCCGCGCAACATGCGTTGGGGCGGTAACAACGTGTTCTTTGACGTGGTGGTTGGCCGTCCGGCTGGTGCCACGTTCTCGTCCGCTGGCTACTTCCCGCCCGACACGACGGCGCAGGAAGTGCAGGGTAACGTGGGTGTGGTCCGTGCGTACACGACCCGTCAGATCGACGGCCTCGCGTTCGTCGGCACCCAGAGCAAGGACGCGGCCTTTACGACCATCGCCAAGAAGACGATGGAAGAAATCAAGGACGCTTCCTCGCTTCTCATGCAGCAAGCCCTGCACAACAAGCAGGATGGCATTGTAGCCCTCGTGAGCAGCGTGTCCAGCACAACGTCCATCGTCGTGTCGTCGCCCTACGGCGTGGCCTCGGCGGGTCAGGGGTCGCTGCTCCTCTCGGTCGGTGACTACATCGCCGTCCTCGACACCTCGTCCTCGGACGCGGTGCTGGGTCGTGCCGCCATCACGGCGATCAGCAACAGCGGCGACAACGCCACGCTGACGCTGGGCACCGCGATCAGCAGCATGGCCGCGACGGACAAGATCGTAAAGGCGACCGCGAACGACACCTCGTTCAACAGCGCCATGAACGGTCTGATCAACATCACCAACCGTGGCGGGTCGTATGCCTCGCTGCACAATGTGTCGGCCAGCACCTACAGCATTTGGGATGCGACCCGACTGGTGGCGGGGACGGATACGCCGGACGCGAACACGCCGACCGAATCGGAC